CTTTAAAATCAGCTTCTGTAATTGGGCGGCTAGGCTCTACTATTCCTTCAGCATTAGGCTGAACATAAGAAAACGCGGATTCTTTAGCTTTTAATTCGTCTTGGCGAGCAATAGCCGCTTCTCGTCTTGCTGTAGCATTCTCTGCAGATTGTGCTGCTTTGGCTTTTAAAGCTTCAACGTCTGTTAATAATTCATTGTATGCGTCAGACTGAGTAAATCTATCCCCAAGTCTCTCACGCATAATGCGCATCTCTGTATCTTTTTGCTCAGCTTCATAAGCATCACGGCGTGCTTGGTCAATTGCTGCTACCGCATCTTCCTGTGCTTTGATTGTGTCTTGCTTAAACTGTTCAATGTCGGCTATAGCTTGAAGTCTTTGGTCTTCTCTACCACCTGTAACCATGCCGGATACACCACCAAATAAGCCACCACCCAATGCACCCATACCTGCTGCCGCACCAACACCTTTAGTTAAGCTAAGCTCAGGGTTAATTTCTTGTAAGCCTACGTTAGATATAAACTTACCGCCACCTTCTTCTAGTCCTTCAGATGCTGCTTCACCTACAAAGCCTTTAGTAAACCCACCGACACCTGGCATACCTTTACCAGCAAGTGCACGTTCAATAGTTGCACCGCCAGGAAGTCTAGCCGCTCCTAAAGATAAGAAAGACGCTTCAATAGCGGCAACACGTCCTTTAGCTAAGGCAATCCCTGTGGCTTCCTCATCTGATATATCGGGGTTTTGTTTTTTAACTTCTTTATATGCGGCTACATAAGTATCTGAACCAACATCGGCACCTTGCATTGCAGCACCTGTACCAATAGCACCACGAACACCAGCTTTACCAAGAGCTTCTTCAGTAGCACCAACCATCAATGCTTTAGTAGTACCACGAGCAATTAGACCACCACCCCATGAACCAAGTAAATTAGGTACTTGTTCTGCAAAAAACGATGTCAACAAAGCTGGGTCTTTAGCCGTTTCTTTAATGGCTGTACCAAACTCAGCCAACATTCCATCAGCCTTTTCAATCTTTTGTGCCCGAACAAATTCTTTACCACGCAGAATTGGGGACTTTGCTTCTTGTCCAAACTGTTCTATTTGTTTACCAATACCTTGCAGTCCAGTATCGGAATCTTCTGCTTTAGTTATTCCAGCTAACTGAGAAATCTGTCCGGGTATTTGTGCTAGTTGTCCAAAACCACTAGCTAAACTTGCTCCAACGTCAGTAATAGCTTCGCCAAAACCACGTTTTTGTTTAGCGGCTAAATCAGGAAAAGCTTCTAGGATTCGTTTTTTCGCATCTAATTGAGATACGTCGTCTGGAATACCTTCAACAATTCTTCCATCAGGAAGTTGAACGTTATACGGCATTACGATTCCTTATGATTTTGGAGGTACACCCAAAGCATTAAACTGATAAACAGTAGGTGCAGGGGGGCCACCGCCACCACCTAAAACTAAACCTTGCGCTAACTGCCATAATTCTTCTGCAGATTTTCCGTAGTATTGACTACCCATCTTACCAGCTTCTTTTAATAGCCCCGCATGAATTTTACCAACAGCAGCTAAATTTGCTTTGTTCATAGCAGTATCACCAGCCTCACCAAGATTAGCGCCTTTTGACTTAAGAAAGTCTGCATAAGATCCGTAGTATAAACCTTTGTCTTCGGCTTCTTTTCTCATAATTGCAAGTTTTTCAGTGTCACGTTTGGCTTCTTCTTTTTTCATGCCAAGACCCATTAAGTCCATAACATTTTGACGATCTTCTTTTCTGTAATCAGCCTTATCTTGCGCATAGCCTTTAGCAGCTGCCATAGAACCTTGACCAATATTAGTAAGCGCATGTTGTGAAGTACCGCCCATAATACCAAGACCTGCTTCAAGCAAACGCATATACTTATCTTGTTGGCGAGCCGCTTTAGAATCGGCTGCTTGGTTTTTAAACATTTCTTCGTACTTAGCGTACATGTCTTCTCCCGGCTTTGTTTCAGCTGTAGTAGGAGCCATTCTTCCTTTTTCACCGACAGTAGGTAAAGCTTCTCCCTTTGGTGATATTTTCTTAGCAAGTGCTTCTGCTTCGTATAGTTTTGATTCGTCATTAGGACCAGCAACATATCTACCAAGCTCGTCCGGTTTTAAATTCCTTTCTTCAGGCATCATCTTTCTAACTTGCTCAGAAGTAGTAGGAATTGCAGCTTTTCGTTTTGCTTCTTCTACAGCTGCAACGTCACGGGCAGTATCTTCAGGACGATTAACAAACATTGGACGCTGGCCTGATCTTGCTTCAGAAGCGGCATTAAATGCTACAGCTTGCTCTTTAGGAGATTGCCTTATAAACCTATTAAAAGGATCCATAACACCTTGTTTTACTGCACGATAGCTGCTTTGAACTGGATCCCAATTTCTAAGTTTTGCTAATTCACCTAAACCAAAATCACCAGACACGGCTTCTTGATTACGTAAAACACGTTTCATGTATTCATTGTCAGCATACGGATCTTCTACATCACTACGCTTATCGCCAGCAAACGCAACAATACCACCACCAGCGTACTGCATTTCTTCGTTTACATAACCGCCATCATCAAACGCAACAATACCGCCACCGGCAAGAGATTGTGCATCCATACCACTAGGCAAAGCGGCTACCCCTTGAGGACGTTGCATAGTTTGTAAACCAGCCATTTGTTGCGGCATCTGTTGTGGCATACCTTGAGGCATCATAGGTTGAGGGGTTACTGCCCCTACCAAATCTTCTCGAACTGTTTGTACGGGACCTGCTGCACCAGAAGGCGCTACCATACTTTGACGTTTTTTAATTTCAGCCAAAGCTAAAAACTCTGGAACCCGAGGATTTGCGCCTTGTGCATATTGTGCTAGTTTGTCAATTTTAACTGCAGGATCTGATAAATATTTTGCAATTTGCTCGTACTCACGCATAGGGTTATTAATTACGCTTCTCATGATTTTTTACCCATTAATCTGTCTAGTTCAAGTGCAGCTAAACCGCTACCTTTTTTCTCTTCAATCTTACCGCCTTTTTTCTTAGCCATACCGTACATAGCTGCGCCAGTTAAACCAAGACCAGACAACTGCGATAATTGGTTTGGAGCCGCTTGATATTGCTGAGTAGTACTTTGTTGTAATGGTAAACCACGCAACATTGCATTCATCATACCCAACTGCATAAACGGATACTGTTGAGCCGTAGCGTAATCTTGAATTTGTTGGTTAATCTTCTGTTGTTCTTGTTGTTGCATTGCAGCGCCCATCTGAGACTGGGTACCAATAATGCCTTGTTGTGCTTGTTGTTGAGCAGTACCTAATTGACCTAAAGTACCAGCCGCTTGATTAGCTTGACCTAAACCTTGAAGAGCCGCACCGTAACCTTGCATACCCAAGTTAGCACCAAATTGTTGAGCCTGTTGCGCATTTTGAAATGCGTTTTGGGTACCCGTTGCTTGTATACCTTGCAATTGAGAATTTAAATTACGTTGTGCTTCAGCATTTTCAATAGCTTGGCGACTTCCACCAAAAGCTCCTTTAGCTGTAGCTTGTGCTTGTCTCATTGGTTGAGCAATTTGGTAATCACGTAACGCAGATTGTTTTTGATAGTCAACCACGTTCTGCATGTAAGGCGACATGTAACCTTGCATTGCCATTGGATCTTGTGCTTGTTGTGCGTATTGTTGCCCCGCACCGGCAGCTTGTCCTGCAATTCCTAGTGAACCCATACCTGACATACCAGCCAGTCCAGAACCAGCACCAAATTGTCCGGGCATTTGCATGTTATAGGCTTGTTGTTGGGCAGATTGTTGTAGTGGAGAAAACCCAGCTACGTAATCATTTGGATTTTCACTAAATGCTTTATATGGACGAAACGTTGTCATGTCGTCGTTGTAAATCTGCGTTTGAGCAGACTGCAACATGTTTTCTACGTAGGGGCGTGCGTATTCAGGAATGTTAGAAGTTTGTGAATAAGTAGTAGAAGGTCCAGGCGAACCGCCACCAGAAGAACCGCCAAATGGAGTTCGTGTTAGTTCGTTCGTCCAGCCGCTATGTTTGCTTTTTAATATACTCATATTTTTGCCTCTACAATTCTGTAGCGTTCTTTAAACCCATATCTAGTCCACAAACGTGCAATAGATTCTCTAGCGGCACCTTGAATCTTAGTGGCGCCATATCCTTTTAGTAGAGCAGTTAACTGCTCATACGTATCTTTACTACTAATTAACTTACCACCAATAGCAGTAATAAAAGCAACTCTATCGTTAGGCATGTTATTAAAACTAACTGCTGCTGCACCGTGTATACTATTTTCTTCATCTACTGCAACTAAAAGTAACCAATCACCTCTAGCTAAATAAGCTTTAGCCTGCTCGACTGTATAGTCATCCTCACCCCATTTTAACGCATCTGCTAAAAAATGTTCAACCAAAGGCCAAGTTTGATGAAAAAAAGTAACAGAAACAGACTTAACAGTTAAGTTCATTAACCTGCCTGACTGGAATCATAAGTAGGCAAAAAAGAAACGCTTTCTGGTTCTGGTAAGGTTGGGTTCATTTGTTCACGAGTAACAGCGGGCGCTACCCTACTTAAATTAGCAGTAATCCCTGACATGTTTGGCTTATAAGAACTTCCATATGCAGGTATTTGCCGCCCTTGTTGCATAGGTCCTTGATAGAACTGATCCATTGGGTTTTGTTGTTGAGATATAGGAGCAAACTGATTCGCCATGCTTTGATATAGTGCTTCTAACCCCATATTTTGTATGTTTTGTTGCGGAGATTGTTGCATTGGAGCATAGGTAGGAGTATAGCGGTTTGAGTTTCTACTTTGTTGTGCGTTAGTAAAATTACCTATTTGTGCTTGAGGTGCTTGCTGCTCTGTATTTGTTGGTGTACCGCCTCCGCCCCCGCTCATACTGGTAACTCCTTAGCTGCTTTAGCGTTAACTGCAAACTTACCTTTACCCATAGACTTTTTACGTTTAGTTTGTACCCGTTCCATCATTGCATAAAGACGTTTAGCTCCTGCATCGGTTGAACCATTACCTAATTCAGAAACAATACGAGCTGGAACCACAAACTCACCATCAGCAAGACGAGCAGGTTGATGCCCCCCTATAGTAGCAGGGATATTATCAGACACGCCATCGCCAGGACCTTTAAGTAAACGACCGCCATCTGAGTAGCTACCTAAATCAGCAATGCCTCCAGCACCCATCATAACTCCGCCTTCAGCAGCATAGGTTGGGTATTTTGCTTTGTAGTATGGGTTTGGTCGTATAGGTTCTTGCGCACGAAAGTCAGGAGATATGCGCTTAAGGTAGTTACCATCATCAGACGTATCATCTGTAGGCATTGTTTGTCGTTGTGGATTCATAGCAGCTAAAATACCGGCACCTGCTGTTGTATATCCAGCTTTTTCCAATGGAGTTTGTTTAGACCACCAGCTAGAATTAGGGTCTGCTTTTGCTGCAGCTACTGCATCTGCTTGCTGTTTCATAAGGCGTTCGCCAGCGTTCATTGGAGTAGATGGGGCACTGGGAGCCGACGCAAGGTTTTCTCCTGGTATTTTAGCAAATGGATCAAATGTATTTGTTTGCCCCGATACTTCCGGGCGTCCAGAACCTGCAATCATTTGGTCAACTGTTAATCCGCTACCTTGTGGTGGTACAGGTACATTAGAAGTTAAATTATTAATACCTGGTTGGGGTACTTGGGCATTAGGAGCAAGTTGGGGGGCTTGTCCAACAGGAGCATTACCAGAACCAGGTCCAACACCACCAGAAGGTACATTTGCGGTACCTGTTAATGGATCAATAGGAGCGCCGGTAGATGGATTTACACTAAGGGCATTTGTGCCTACTTGAGTAGATTGCGATAGAGCCACATTAGGATCAGCAGTAAGAGCTTCTGTGCCACCACTTAATCCACTAATACCACCACCAATACCACCAGCTACACCGCCCATAAGAGCTGCTTTACCAACATCGCCGCCTTGAATAGCCGCACTACCACCCGAAATAAGGGCACCAGCACCAGCACCAGCAAGGATACCAGCAGAGGTAGCACCCATACCAGCACTCATTAACATAGGTGCCGCCGCACCAGCCGTAAAGTAAGTAGCTGCAGCCATAGCTACAATAGGCAAGACCTGCTCTAAAAAGCCAGCTTCATACAGTCCTGTTTCAGGGTTACGAGTTAAACTACCACCATGGGCCTTAGCTAAAGCTTGAAGACCACCAACCTCACGGGGGGTCATATGCACTAGGACAGAGTCTTTGCCTCGCCCTCTATTTTCTAGGTTTTTTGCTATGTGGTGTAGGCTCATACTTGCCCCTTGGGAATAGATTTGGTTGATTTTATCATGTTAAACAGTTGTTCCGTCAGCTTTTTTCCACACAGTACCGTTCCACCAAATGGGTCTATCCAAAGTAGTGTCGTAGTAAATTTGCCCTATCGGTAATGCCGCTTGTATAGTACTTACAGGTCTTTCTGCAGTAGTTCCATAAAGAGGAATAGCGGCTGCTTGAGTAAAGTTATCTATCTGGTTAAAGTACAGACGGAGCACGTTGGAATACTGGTCAAAGTAGTTAGTGCTATACCCTTCTCGTGGAGCATTAGGTAAGTTGGGCGCTTTTGGCGCACGTAGTGGAGCGTTATATGCCATTATCTGCGTCCGTCTGGTCTTATATCAATACGTGGATAACCCATCTGCCAAGCAACACCTAACCCAGTAGACTCAATCCTATATGCCATCTGGCGACCTCTAATGCGGGTGTATACCTGCCCAGTAAATTGCTGCACCGCATAAGTTTTTTGAGCTGTGTAGTTTTGTGTACTTGCTACGCCCGGAGCATTAGGCGCCCCATAAGCTGTTCCTGAGTTAACACGAGGCAGTACCACCATAGTAACTTCTGGTAAGTTTGCACTGGAACCATTAAAAGTTAAGTCAGGCAGGATTCTCCATACAAACCCAAAGTTATATCCATCACCAATATCAAAATCAGAGGACTGTATATACGACACAATAGGCACTGGGGTTAACCCTGATACATCGTCATTACCGTTTTCGTGGTAAAGGACTCGGTAGTTAACAGTATCGGCGCCCATCGGGAATGTACGCAAACCAGAATCTAACCAAGCAGTGCGGCTCATAGTGCCATACGCCCAAACATCATCTAAATAATCGTAAATAACATAGCGGTCAACAACGTTGCTGTTAGCAGAACAATAGAACCACCAAATCTCGTTGTACCCTTCAATAGACCCAGCAAATACTTGAAAGTTCTGTGCTTGGTTAATATCTTGATAAACAAACTGGCGCAATGTAGAAGGTAGTGTTTCAACACGTCCGTTATAACGATAAAACTTATCTGTACCCATCCAGTAGGTTACGTTGTTAACCGTAATAGAAGCATTAGGTCCCATGATGGATATGTTGTCCTGCAACAACTGAAAGCCCCAAACATAAGGAGGCCCAAGGTACTGCATAGAATAAAGAGCAGAATCAGACCAAACCAATATTTCTTGACGGGTTGAGCGTGCGCAAACAATATATGACCCAATGTTAAGGCGGTATTCACCAGACTGATTTGTTACTGCAGGCACCCATTGATAGGGGTTTTCTTGGTCAGACCAACGTACCAATAACGGATCAAATGTGGTGTTGGCGTTTGTAGGGTCATATGGGTTAGCACCAAAAGCTACAACAAAACGCTGAATTGCCGAGCCAATAATTTGATTAGTATTATTAGGTACAAATTGCCCTGAGAAACCCGCTGCGGTTGATTCTACTGATAAAAGTTGTGCTCTAGTTGCAAGACCACCAACAGCGCCGCTTGGATAAGTTTGACCTGACGGTATCCAGTAATAAATTTCGCCGCCACGAGGAGCAAGAACCAAGTCCTGTCCAAAGTTGTCGTTAGTCCATAAGCGTAACTGTTGAGCGATACCTACATCGGCAGCTGCACCCCAACCACGAACTGGAGCTACAGGGGTATTAATAACAACCGTGCCCCCAGAAGCTGTACCAGAAGTTGTTGTGTATGTATTAGAGCCAATAACTGTAGAAATTGTAAATGTATTAGCCCCAGTATTGGTTATTGGGAATGCCTTTTGTAGCACCAGTCGGTTTATACCGCAAGCATCTGCAGAAATACTAGAGAAATATACGTAGTCGCCAGTAGTCAAACCATGCCCTGTTTTAGTAACAGTAAGAACAGAAACTCCTGCGCCAGTAGCTGTAAATGGGTTAGTAAGAGTTGTATCAACATAAGAAGGCCAAGTACCAGCGCCCCACCCAGTACCTGCAACCGCAATATCTAGACCGGTATTGATTTGAAACGCGGCAATAATAGCAGTTCCGCCACCAGCAGTAACAGTAGACGTAGCAGAAGTTGTTGTTCTAAATGTAAATTGTGTGGTGGATACGTATGTTATCTGTTGCTCAGCATTTAATTCCGCAGCGGGGATTCCGCCAACTGCAGTAGATCCAGAGATAGTAACAAAATCATTATTAACTCCACCATAGCCAGCAAGTGTTACAGTAACAATATTAGAGCCGCTTGTTGTAGCGAACATGTTGTCCGTGGTGGGGGTTGTGCTGTGGGTATAGGTAATCCTGAGAGGAGTTACATCGTTATAGTTACCACCCTGCTCAATGTAATATTTAAGGTTAGTGCCGACACCCAATAAGTTAGAACCGTTTAACGTGCCCCAATTCCAAAGTGCACGAGCTATGCCTTGATACACACTATTTGAAAGACGTGTCCAACCACCAATCTTTTCTGCGTTACCAGAACGAAAGCGTATTTTATCGCAGTCAAACCAACCACCCTCATTGGTGTAGTTTGTGCCCTCTTTGTTGATACCGGGCTTAAAGACTAGTTTTTGTAATGGCATAGGTTATCCTAGTGCTGCAAGTGCTTTAGTAGTTTTGGCAATTCTGTCATCTAAACCAATCAACCCACCGTTAATACGTTTAGTAATCTGGCCGTGTTCTTGGGCATCCGCCAATTCGTTTAATCCTTTTTTGTTCCAGAACCATCCTGCTGACATAACTGCATGTCGTGGATCCAACAATAAATCAGGTTCAGACAAAAGGTCAACACCAATAGCCAATCCGCATCGTTCATAATTTTCTTTGCCTGTTAGTTGAATCAGGCCCCTACCTAAATATTTAGCGGCCTCTTCCTCACTAGTATTACCAAGACGTCCGTTGTATACCTTACCTGCAATTTTTGCGGGCTGGCGTGCGTATTGATCTGCAATCTCTTTAGTTGAAAAACGACTAGGCCAAGTCTTCATAAGTCCTTCTGCGCTGTAATTAAGATTTTCCTGCAAGGTTTTAAAATTGCCAGACTCATGAGCACACTGCCCCAAAAACGCAGATTGACGCCGGGGGGTATTAATATCGTATTTGTCAAAGGCAGCCTGTAATGGCTCCTCCCATTTAGTGTCAATACCAAGGATTTGAAGTGCATTACTCAGACTCATTGCTGTCTTGTCCTATTTTAATACCTGTAATTAAACCAATAAACCCACCAATAATAGTCTGAAACGCTGGGGTAATGGCTTCAAAGATCTTGTCATTACTAATATTAGTATCAAACATACCAACCATCATTGTTCCTACCATACCTACTATTACCACACAAAGAGTGATGGTTACACATACGGTTACAAACCCCGGAACTGATTCTTTACTTATCATTTCTTTTTGTCCATAATCTTTTCTAAACTACGCCCGCCAAAGTAAGCAGTCATTACCAACATACCCCATTGACCAAGCAGCTCTACATAAGCACCACGGGTTTCGTGCCCAAGCATAGACATAAACGCAAAGAAGGTGTAAACGCCTAAAATAAAGATAAGAGTTAATGGACGGATGTTTTTAGCTAAAAAACTGTCTGTTGAAGCGTCTGCTTTCCAGCGGTCTGAGATGTTATTTGCTTCATTCATATCTGCTTGCAGTTCAGCAAGTTTTCCATCTTGGGCTAGTTTTTGCAACTCTAGTTGGGCGGCAGCTTTAGCAGCAGGATCAGGAATCACCTTGTCAATTATTTTAAGACCGGCGCCAATGATGTCATCTATACCAAACATAATTATTCCTTAATACCCCAAGTTAAATACCAAGCAATTACCGCCGCTGCCGCAAAACAATAAAGCTGTACCCGCCTAACCGCCTTTAAATCATGCTGAAAATCTTCGTTGTTTTTGCGTTCCATATTTTCTATATCCAATTTAATCCTTAGCAACGCTTCCCATTCTTTAGCACCGTACTTCTTAACAAAATCTATTTTTAGTTTTGCCTCTTGGTCGCTAATTTGTTTCTTATGGTTCCAGTCCTTTAATGCTCTAATTAATGCCGTTTCTTTTTTAAACTCTATTTCTCTAGCCGCTCGGCGTCTTTCTAATGCTTTTGCGTTTGCTACGTCTGCTGCGTCTTGCTGAACCCCTTCAATACTTTTGGATAGCCCTTTGGCAGCCTCCCGACTTGCATCAAGACTTCCACTAAGAGCCTTTACTCCTTCGGATATGCCATAAGGATCCACCATGGTTCACTTTATTTTGCCTTCTTTGCAGCTAGTTTCTTTACTGCAGGTTTTTTAGCAACTGGTTTCTTTTTTAATGTTTCTTCTGGGAAAGGCCACGCAGCTTTAAACTCAACGTCAAGTTTTCCAACTTCCATATCAATCTTAGGCATGTAACCTAATCTATCAAACACCCATGTAATTAAAAACATAGTTTCCCTTAAGTTTTAATAATAAAGTTAATACCAAGGTATGGTGGCAAGTTTTGACCAACGCCAGAAACACCTGTTGTAGAGTTAGCTACAGAAACGTTTGCATACCCAGTTTGAGTAACGTTGGTCGCTCCATAATTGGCTGCTGCATAAGAGTTAATATAAGAACCACCAATGTTAGCGTCATAATAAGTGCTAATATTGTGTATATGGCCAAGATCTGTAACTGTAGCTGTATGGGTATGAAGTACAACTACTGCATCTGCAGTACCGCCTACTGCACCTATTGTTGTTCCATAAGGCATGCGGTTTGTGTAATTTGGTAAAGTAAAAGATGCGCCACTACCGCCAAAGGTATACCCAATAACTGCAAATAAAGTAGCATAAGTAGTAGTTGACACGGAAGCGCCGTTGCATAATAGCCAGCCAGTAGGAGCAGTTCCTGTACCCCACATCATAATTCCACCAGTAGGCGATCCATTTACTAATACAAAAGCAGTTGTAGCTATCTGGGTAGTATTAGTTCCTGCTGCTGCAGTCGGCGCAGTCATAACACCAGAAATAGATCCAGTAGTTAGCGATGTAGCCCCAGTAACCCCTAAAGTGCCTGTAACTGTTTCGTTTCCTGTTACGGTTAAGTTGCCGTTGACTGTCTGGTTGCCTACAGTATTTACTTGGGCAGAATAAAAGTTAGTACCGTCGCAGTAAACAGAAGCCGTCACCCCGTTAGGGATAGTTACGCCCAAACCACTAGCACCAATAATTTGAATAGAATAGCCGCCTGTAGTGCTATTCTTAACAATATAAGTCTTTTCTACTAATGGAGCAACAAGATTGCGCACTGCAGTATTTGTGCCGCTAACCACTAAAACTTGATTTCTAGACTCATCTACCACGCCATTGAAGTTAGACATGGTGTAGTTGGCGTCAACCATAGTTATGGCAATAACCCCCGAAATTGCCTGTTCTAGCAATCCGCCTAGGTTATTATTGGTAGTTTGCCCCCAGATACCAGACTGATCTCCGTCCCCGATAAGCTCAAGCCGTAGCGATGGTGAGTAAGTAGATGCCATGTTTTATGTCCTATGCCTGAAAATTATCAATTACTACCCAATTAGGGGTTTGGTCGTCCCCAATATTTGTCCAAGTTACGGTGCTGCTGTTATTTGCCGCCGCCCAAGTTACGGTTTGGCTGTTGTTAATACTAGACCAAGTAACGCCCTGTGCATTATTTATGAGTTGCCAGTTTACAATCTGGTCATCGTTAATTTTAACCCAACCACGTACAATTTGCGAGTCCAGCAAAATAAAGGATTCGGTAATAGCTGCGGAAAATTGGGCTGTAACTGTAGTGAAATCGGCTAAATTGATGTTTTCTACAATAGCTTGAGCAAACTGAGCGGTAATGGTTTGGGTGTTATTAGAAGTAAAGTTTTCAGTAATAGACGCAAAAAATACCTGAATAATAGCTATTAAATCCGCCATCGTCATATTTTCGGTAATACTGGCGGTAAACTGGGCGGCTATATTCTGAGCATCACCCATAGTAATTGCTTCTGCAACAGCGTTTTGGAACTGAGCTGTGATGGCTTCTATGCTATTAAGGTTGCTATTTTCTGTTATGTTTTGTAAAAAACTAGATTGTTGGCTACTAGAATCACCCATAATAAAGGGTTCGTCACGGTCTTCTAAAGCGGCAAAATATTGAACACTAGAATCGTCTACGCCAACGTTTTCTGTTTGCAACGCAGCAAATTGGGCGGCTATTTCGGCAAAATCATTTGGGTTAAAGCTTTCCGTTATGGACTGCAAAAATGCCGATTGCTGGGTACTAAAATCATTAACGCCAATGTTTTCGTATTGAAACGCAATAAAATCACCTGTTGTTAATGGAAAGTCGTCTACCGTAATATTTTCGGCTATGCTTTGTAGAAATACCCCGGTCTGACTGCTAGCGTCATTTACGCCAATGTTTTCGTCCATCGTAGCAATAAAGGCTGCACCCGCTAATGAAACAAACGGTACTTGGGCAAAGGATGAGATTCCAAACATTAGTTTTTTTTCTTTAGCAAATACGTTTAGCTGCGAGTCATCATTTGGGGCTGATTGGCCATAGCTGCTGCTGCGGCAGTGCGGGCGGCTTCTTCTGTTACTTTAGCTTCCTCCCATTTAGTTAGAGCTGTAATAGCCCAACTAGGTAACGCAGTAATAGCTTCATTAGGTGGTTTCTGGCCTTCGTCTGTAAGTACAAACTCAACCCAGCCTTTATTTGTAGCATCATTAAACTGCAATGCATGGACATCGGACGGAACGGCTGTTAAGTCTAAATGTAAGTAAGAAATACCATCTTTGTAAACAGCGCCATCTCCACGGATAATAGTAAGTTTCACGTTAGTTCTCCAAAATTATATTTTGTGTTTGCTGTGGAATTCCCGCAGCTGCTAGTAATACACGCTGCCCAACTTCATTGGACTTAACCATTTCATTTCTAAATGATTCAACTGCCGCACTTGTAGCTCTCTGTTGTTTGCCGTTTTCAATAAGCATAATTGGCAACCAAGCCATAGCACAACCCCAATCCTCTAACTTTTCGCCAGTTGTAGGATGAACACCGTCAATCTTTAAAAACCATGCGCACTCAAACTGTCTACATGGGTCAAAATTATTTAATGGACAATTAGATTTAACTTCTATTTTCATGTTTTATCCTGCATTAGTCTTTGCTACACAATATGATGTTTAGATATTTGACTGCCAAATTAATTGCTGTCCCAGTAAATGTAGATGAAGTAATGCTTGGCGATCCTGTAATAGTATGGTTGTGGGCGGTGCCTCCAAAAACATAAGCAGGATTTGTAAAACCGTGAGCGTGAGAACCACCACCACCAGCATTGTTTGTATAGTTTGTTGCTGCGTACACAAATTGCGTAAATGAGTTAATTGCCGTACCTGCTACGTTATTATCATAATATGTAGTAATACTGTGGGCGTGCGCTGGAATTTCTGAAGTTGACAATGTGTAAGCACTAACCGAACCGCCGCTACCTAACACTACAGAACCCGTTGCCGTTGTATTAGCAGTCGCCAATGTTCCAGCACTAGCGGAAACAGATACAGTACCAGCAGGAGTTTGAGAGGCAAAGGCTGTGGTAAATCCTACAGAGCCGCCTGTTGTTCCGCCTGTGCTTGTTACCACTCTTAGTGCTGAATCATTTAATCCAGCAGTTGTTACTTGTGTCCATCCAGTAGGTGCAGCTGATTGATAAAACAATAATACTGTACCGGTTGCGAATGCTGCTGCAGTTTGAAATGTAGGTAAAGCCCCCGCTCCGTTAGAAGTTAAAACCTGCCCACTCGTTCCAACAGAGGCAACGGATTGGTGCGCCGCAGTAGAAGTTGTTCCTCCGCATTGGACGGCATAAGCAGTTGCGCTAGTAGCTCCAGTACCGCCGCCAATTACCTGCAGTACTCCAGATGAGTTAATGTCCGAACTTAGTTCCGCTACGTTTTGCGCTTGTGTCATATATTAAACTCCGGGTGGGGTCATAGATGGTAGTTCTGGTTGCGCATCGGCGAAGCGTACATTTGCTTGGGCTACTACGGTATCTACATCTGCTGGGATGTTTGAAATGGAGGGGTCAGCCGTCATTCTGCGAACCTCTTCTTGGTAGATTTCTTGCTTTGCAGCAAATACCCTAGCGTGTACAAAGTTTTGCACCCAAGCCTCTGGAGATGCTGCCATAAAGCGCATGCACTTTTCTTCTAAATCGTTCAGTTGAACTGTAATTGTCATTGCCATAATTTTTATCCTATTAAAAAACCAGTAAATAAAGAGTAATAAGGGATATATACCCCACCGGCACTATTGTAAACATAATACTGCACCGTATCTCCAGCCGCCAAATAAAACACATCATTAATCATAGTGTCCCAAGAATACGTAGAATCATAGTAGGTTCTAGACCTTAATCTGTATGCAGGGGTGCCTGCTTGTGCTTGTCTATAAGTATAAGAACCATTAATTAAAAACACTGGGTGTGTGTATGAAGTTGAACTTGAGTTGCCTTTGTATCCATAAAGATGCGCTTCAAAATAATATATTCCACTTACAGGAGCTGAAAAAAGACCATTACTAGTGTTATAACAACTTCCAGTATTACCGTTTGCATAATCAAAAACAATGGTAGTCCAAGTGGCATTGGCCATAGTAACGTAGCCCCCCGTACCTTGAGCGCTAAAAGAGGGTCTAGTAGACAAGACTGGAAAGTTGCTACTGTTAATATTAAATCCAGTAACCGAGTTTGTAGTAATGCTTAAAGCACTATTACTAGTTTGTATGGTGGTTCCGTTAATATTTAATGGCATATTAATTACTTATGTAAGAGCCGTTAAAAGTAGAGTACGGGGGGTACCCTTGTACACTGCCGCTTACTGGACAGTACACCTGTACATAATCTCCAGCCGTAAGATATATTAACTCGCAGCAATCTGTATCCCATTGGTAGTTTGATGGCAAACCATATAACCGCATTCTATAAGGCACTCCGCCGGGTCTGCGAGTTGATGAACTTCCGTTTACTAAAAATAAAGGGTGGGTATACTCCGTATACGTTCCAGCTGCGGAATAGATATAGATGTGCTCCTTAAACAAATATAAGCCAGTAAAAGGCGCTGTAAACGCCCCGTTGCTAGTGTTATAGCATCCGTTTACATTTAAATATCCGCTTCCACCAGTGTAGTCAAAAATAACAACGCCCAACGCCCTATAAGCATCAGCAGACCCCATTCCTACGTTAAACATTGGTGTAAGAATAGTTCCACTACTATTTGTAGGTTTTGATACTAATCCAGTTGTGCCTTGCTTGTAGAGAATATTGCTAGACGCATCAGTAACTGAAAGGCTTGTTCCGCCCGTTAGAATTGTTCCGTTTACGTTTACTGGCATATTTTATCCTACGAATAAACCTTGAAACAAACCATAATACGGATAAGTATACGCAGCCCCACCACAATAATGATAAACCTCAACATAGTCGCCAGCGGTTAAAAAAATAACTTCTTCTATCTGACCGTCACATTGGTAATTTGCTACAAATCCGTGGTTTCTTATTTTATATGGGGTAGTATATCGTCTCGTTCCCGGACTGCCGTTTACATAAAATTGGGGGTGAATATAGGCTGCTGCATAAGCATAAGCTGTCCATATAAACAAATACGGCCCAGTAATAGGTGCGGTAAAGCTGGTAGTTGAGGTGTTGTAATGACTTCCACGGTTATACACAGTTGTAGTGGCGTAGCTATTAACTTTACCCCAAGCGTCTGTTCCAGTTAAAATCCAACCGGGGTCTGAGGCACTGCCGGCAATAAAAGCAGGAACGTTGGAGTTATTAGTATATCCAGATGTGCTAACGCCTTGCTGGTATACCACGGTTCCAGACGAGTTCTTGACGGTAAAATTACTACTGCCGCCTTCAATGGTTCCGTTACCGATAATTACTGGCATACTACTCTTTCATCTTTGCTGGAGCGGTGCTTGGGTCTACTTCTATCAAAGCAAACTTATAGGTCTTACCGCTCTTGTTGTTATACAAAAACAGGTCTTCTTCGCCCTCAACAATAGTGTAGTTACCAATACCGTTATTTAAATGTAAGTCGCTTGTATAGACGTTAGCCCAACGCAAAGATGTAGAACCGAGGTTTTGAGTGCCGTTTGCTCCGGGCGTAACATTACCACTAGAGTCAATACGCATCCGTTCTGTAGCGTCTGTTCTAAATATAAGAGGAGCAGCAGTATTTACAGAAACATAAACAGGGTATGTTGCACCTGAATCATCCATAAAAATAGATGCACGACTTGTTCCTGCACTTTGAAAAAATAATGCTGGATATTGTGATGTAGAAGAAGCATTAATAAAAAACTGACCAGTTGTGCCTCCAACTCTTACATTACCAATGACATCTAATTTTTGTGCTGGACTAGCAGTACCAATACCTACATTACCGCCAGTAGTAGTAATTAAGGTATTTGCAGGAGTTGTATCGGCAAAGTTAATTCCATCGCCTGTGTAGCCACCATCATTAGTAATGCCTGTTGTGCCGTCTAGAGTAATAGCCATTATGTATTCTCCGCAGGTTCAGGTGTGTTGCCTTCTTCAAGCCATTTTAGGTAGGCTTTTTCTTCAGGGTTATCAAGACCTAAAAGAAAGCTAATCATTTGACCTTGCTCGTTTGTGTAAAAAACACCAGTTAAACCAGTCATTGTTTTATAAAGTTTGTAGTTCATAATTCAGCACCAGTAAATAAAATTTGTGAATTAGATGTTTGTGTAATTAAATACATGGGTCTATATAGTGTTAAAACAGCAGAACCAACTGCTATATCAACAAAAAAGTTGTTTAAACCAGAACCTCCAGATATGATTCCAGTTACAGCCGTTCCTGTAACACCATCTGCTATAGCAAATGAGCCTGTTGTAGTTATTCCAGTTGGAGAAGCCCTTGGTGTTACTAAAAACTGAGCCATCAAATTTACACGAGTTGTAGAGTATGCAGAACCATACATTAGGATTGCTTGACCATTACCGATAGTATTAAATGCTGGCAAATACCTCTGACACAAAGCCAACTCAGTACCATACTGCCTGTATTCAAATCCAGTAGCACTACTTCCTACTTCTAGTTGAACACCAGTAATGTAGAAGGTTGCTCCGCTTGTTCCTACTACGGATGTTGCACCTGTTGTAGTTACATATAACCCAGCCGCCCATGCACCAGCAGTTCCACTATATGTTGAGCCTACACCTAAACCAACCCATAATATAATGCCTGAACCAGTTGTTGTTCCCCAAGTGCCTGTTGTATCGCCAGTAATAGTTACGGATTTTTGTTCCCAAGTATTTGCGGCAGAAATGGTATAGGTAAATGGGTAGCTTCTGTCTTGATTTCCATTTTGCAATGCACCACCAAAAGTTCCAGTTAAAGAACTGCGTACCCAAAAAGACAATGTTACAGTTTTAGCATTGGCAGTTCCCCATCCTAAATCAGCAACATTGTAGCCTTCAATTTTTTGTGTAATAGCATAATAATCTGCACCACTTACTGAAGTTGCCGCAGAAGAAGTTACACCAAGATAATTTGTAAAACCAACTGGCGGTGTTACAGAACCAGCATTTTGCTGAACTGTATATTTAGACGATGCCGATGCTTGTGCTTGCCATCTATCTACTGTGTATGGTTGGCTTGTTGTTGAAGTAACACTAGCACCAGCATTTCTTTGGTCAATCACCATCGCACCATTTATAATGCGATTCTTCATAATAGAAGCGTTACCAGCACCTAGTATTCCACCAGTTGTACTGGTTGTTACTGTATCAACATTGAGATTTCCGTATGGCATTATGCTAATTCCTGTTCTGTAGGTCTAGCTAGTGTAGGGTGTTCCCATTTAGCAATGTAATCGCCTTTGCCGTCTGAATCGTTTTGAATAACAATAATTCTTTTAACAAAATCTTCTATTACAAGACTAGGATATAGAGTCATTACTTTTTCTGATAATGTCATTATGCTGCCCTTACTAAAGAACCATTAAACGAAGAATAACCGCTACCACCAACTACTGATATAGAAGCTGACAAAGTGTAATCAACCTGATAACCATATACTTCTAAATAATCTGTTGTGCCGTTCATATAAACTAATTCTGATTGAAATGCACTAAATTCTGCAGCAGAGCCTAGTTGATAAACAGATATTGAAGCAAATGCTATTCCTGCACCATTTTTATACAAAAGATTAGAAAAATAATAATTTCTAGGTGCTGTGCCAGCAAAGTATAATTTTGCATTAATTTGATAATATCCAGCTACAGTAGGAGTAAATCTACTTGAAGCAAAGTTATTATTAGTATCAAATGTTTCAGTATCAAATGTAATTTTTGTTATTGCGTTATACGCAAGTGTTTGAGTTGCAGATTTGTAAGCACTAAACGCTGGCATATTACCGCTAACCATTACTGTTCCTGTTGCAGCAGGCAAAGTTGCCGTGTTTGTTCCGCTAACGGCTGGGGCAGCTAAAGTAATAGCTCCACTTGTATCGCCCGATATTACGACTGAACTCATAAAATTACCCACCTTTGACCTGAACTTACTGTAACTGATTGACCACTTGCTATTGTCATAGGACCAACACTCATTGCATTATTTCCGGATGCTACAGTATAACTTGTAGATACCGTTGCGTTATTAAGCAGTAAACCATTGGAAGCCACTACTTGGCTAGCTGATAAATCGCCTGTGCTTGGTTTATAAAGATACTTGGCGTTACTGGTATATAAAGTAGTTGGCGTTCCGCTTGTGGCAGCAGCAAATAAAGGATATAAGTTGCTTGTTGTACTTGTATCATTGCTAATTGAAGCACCAGAATTAACTGTAGCCCATGAAGCATTAGTACCATCGGTAGTTAGGTATTTACCTGTATTGCTAGTTTGGCTTGGGGCTAAAGCATTAAAAGCTGTTGTTGCCGTAGTTTGCCCTGTGCCACCGTTGGCAATGGCAAGTGTGCCAGCAACAGAAACTACTCCTGTAGCAGCTCCAGAAGGAGTTAAACCAGTAGAGCCAAAACTAATTGAACTAACTGCGGCTCCTATAGCTACACTAGTAAAGTAAACTACTTGAATCAAATCTCCTGTAACGGCTCCAGAAACTAAAACAATTGCAGTGCCACTTGTAGCCGCATAATCAGCCGTACCAAGCTTAATGCCGTTTCGGTATACACCCTCTACAAGACCTACAGTGTAAGTTACAGAAAAAGATGTTTGTCCTGATGTGGCAGTAAAATCTTGAATATTAAGTGTACTAGATCCGGGAGGAGCAGCCCAAGTCGCCGTTGTGCCATTAGATTGAAGAACATAGGTATTAGTGCCAATGCCAAGACGGGTAGCGCTATTTGTACCGTTACCAATAATTAAATCACCGGTAGTAGTAATTGGCGACAAACTGTTAAATGCCGCTGACGCTGTAGTTTGTCCTGTACCACCAGCAGCAATAGGTAGAGTACCAGCAGCTAAAGCAGAAGAAGATGTTGAGTAAAGAGCGTTGTTAGC